GACCGATTGAAGCCGACCGTTTGGATTCAATCATGCACCGATTGGAGGGGTATGGGACTCGCACAGGCACTACAGGACATACCGGAACCACGACCGAATCTGCGATGCAAGATCGCCTTACTGCGTAGCGAGCTGTCTGGCGACGATCTTGCAGCCTTTGAAACCGCTTTGGAGGCGGTTGCTTCTATGCCGCGTGAGGCCCGTATGGGACGTACGAATGGTGCTACCGCCACCTGGCTAGCAAATGTTCTGACTGCGAACGGTCATCCGGTCAAAGACGGAACGATCCAGCGGCATCTGCGAAAGGATTGTTCCTGTGAGTCTCGCTGACGACATCAAGAACGGTCCGCCCCCGTCAAAGAAAGATGTGTTGGGCAAGATCGCCCACCTGCTCGAACGGAACGGGATCGACGTTGAAGAGGTGGGGAAGATCACCCGTGTCAACGTATGGCAGGGCTTCTACAAAGATGATGAGGGGGAGGCGCACACTGTCGATATGGCAGGGTTGTCGTTCTCGCCGGCTTGGGAGGACGGACCGGAGTGGAATCCGGTCAATCAGGGTCCGCCCGTCAAATGCTCTGTAAGGCCCGTGAAAGGCGTTGTGCGGCCCGAAGGGTACCGGACTGCTGTCATTGTGCCTGACGCCCAGATCGGGTATTACAGAAGCACTGAGGGCGAGCTTGTTCCGACGCATGACGAGAAGGCAATCGAGTTGTGCCTGTCCGTGATGCGTGAGGTGAACCCTGATCTGGTGGTGTGTGTCGGGGACAACTTTGACGGCCCCGAGTTCGGCAAGTACCGCCTCAGCCCTGCGTTTGCTTTGACTACGCAGGCATCCATTGACCGTTGCACCACGTTCGCTGCCGAGTTACGAGCCTGCGCCCCGAACGCCGAAATCATTTGGCTCGCCGGGAACCATGAAGAAAGGCTGGTGAACTATGTACTCGATAACGCAAAAGCTGCGTTCGGCCTCAAGAAAGGTAACGATCCGAGCGGTTGGCCTGTCCTTTCAATTCCTCACCTCTGTCGGTTTTCTGACAGTCGGGTTGAGTATTTGGCTGGCTACCCGGCATCCATTTATTGGATCAATCAGAAACTCCAAGTCATCCACGGAACCAAAGTCCGATCCAACGGCTCTACCAGTCACGCATACCTCTCGGATAGCAAGGTTAGCGTCGTCTACGGGCACATTCACCGTCGCGAATGGGCGGAGAAAACGAGACAGGACTGGGACGGAGCCAAAACCGTCATGGCCGCATCCCCTGGCACGCTCGCAAGAACGGACGGAGCAGTTCCTTCAACACGGGGCGGCATCGACTTGGACGGACGCCCGCTTTCAGTCGTGGAAGACTGGCAACAAGGGTTCGCAGTAATCACCTACGAACAAGGCGACGGCCAGTTCTGGTACGAGCAAATCCCGATCCACCAGAACCAGTGCATGTGGCGAGGTAAACTGTACGAAGCATGAAGTCCGTAGCCCTCCGCATCCTCGCCGTGTTCGCCTATTCAGCGATGGCTGTCATCGGTGGCTCTGCGATTGTCGGAGGTATCCCCGTGTGGAAGGCGGCGGTGCTGGCCGGTATCTCTGCGACCGCGCATGTCGTGGAGAAACTGGCCCGCGCCTACGCCGACGACGGGGTCATCACCAAGGAAGAGCTTGACGCCGCGTTCCAAACCAACGCGCCACAGGAGAACCGTGAAAGAACTGTACGAGTGCGATAACTGTGGGGAAGTCTGGACCGCCCGTGAAGGTCGGCGTTGTCCATCTTGCGGTGGACACGGGCACCCGACTGATGGGTGAGGTTTACGACGAAACCGACAAGACATGGCCGATGGTTGTCGTCCAATGGCGGGACACGCACAGCGCACCTGGCACTTGGGTGATGACCGAGGACTACGAGCCGGAGGAAGTGCTACCGATTTCGGTCGGTTGGGTGTGGCCGAAGAAGAAGGAAGGCTTCTTGACCCTGGTTGGCACCGTGGTGAACACCGCAGAGGAACCAGAGATGATTTCTGACGTGAACCACATCCCGTTGGAGAACATCGTCCGCATGTTTAGCCTCGCCACACACCTCCCCCTCAACTGGTTTGATGAAGATTTGACTTGACGACTGTCACACCCCCAACGTAAAGTCGCGTTCACTCAACTAGGAGGTACAAGTGAGCAGAACAACCGTCCCTAAACCACCCCACGGCAGTCTCGAATGGCTCCGCATCCGTCACCGCGACGAGGTCGGCCTGCCAGTCGTGTCCGCATCCGAAGCAGCGGCAGTCCACGGGATGCACAGGTTCAAGTCCAAGTACGGGCTGGCAATGGAGAAGATTGCCGCCGAACCGGAGGTCACCGAAACCACCCGTGCGATGGACCGAGGTAACCGGTTGGAACCAGTGATCATCGACTGGGCATCCGACGATCTTGGTATCGACTTGGTATCACCCGAACTGATGTACCAGTACCAAGGCGGTTTCGCCTCGATGGTTGCCACGTTGGACGCAATCAACGCCATCGGGCCTGCCGCCCACCCTGAAATCGTTGTCGAAATCAAGACATACAACAAGGAATGGTCGCCCGCGAACATGCCTCCGTACTGGTGGTTCCAAGGTGTCCACCAGGCAGTGTGCGCTGGGGTCGACGTGATCCATTGGGCGATCTTTGACAGCACCCTTGACCTGCACATCCACGAGCAACACGTTGGCGAAGACGACAAAGAATTGCATATTGCCGCTGTTGGAGAGTTCTGCAAACAGGTGTCAATCGGTGTCATCCCCGAGGATTGGCAGGCCACCTATGCCGAAGTGTCCGCGCACGCCCCCGAGAACGACGGTGCCGCCGAGTTGGATGACCACGCCCAACTGATTGACTCGTTGCGTGAGGTCCAGGCAGAGAAGAGAGAACTTACAGACCGTGAGGACGAACTGAAAGCGCAGCTCGGTATTGTGCTTGACGGTCGTGAGTCAGGAACCATTGACGGTAGGGAGGTTGTCACTTGGAAGCAGCGATCTCGGACCTCGTTCGACGCCAAGCGATTCGCTCAGGAGCAACCCGACCTTCATCACCAATATCAGATCAGTTCAACGTATCGCGTAATGAACATCAAAGGAGGAAGCAAGTGAGTACCAACGACAAGTTGGCACAGATCGTCAAGGACCATGCGGTCCCTGACCCGTCGCTGGTTGGGAAACTGCCGAGAGGTGGCACCCAACTGGACTACGTCGGCCACGCCGAGGTCACCAAAATCCTGTTGGAGATCGACCCGTTGTGGTCGTTGGAACCTGTCGCGTTTGACGAGGCAGGTTTGCCGGCCCGAGAGAAGATCGGGACGATGATCCAGGCAGGGTTCTGGATGACTGTGCTCGGGCATCGCCGGTACTGTGTCGGTTCGGTCGAGGACCGCAAGGTTGATGTTGGCAAAGAGTTGGTATCCGATGCGATACGCAACGGTGCGATGCGGTTCGGTATCGCCCTGTCACTGTGGTCGAAAGAGGAGTGGGGTGACCAGCCCGCCAAGCCAGTCAAGAAGGCGGCAGCGAAGAAGGCTCCACAATCCCCTGAGAGGCCCCCAGAAGCCCCTCAGAGCGACGCAAACCTCGGAGACACCCTGATCTCCCCCGAACTCCACGGCAAGTTCACAGCGGCCTGCATGGACAAGAAGATCGACCCGGTCACCGTTGCTAAGCGAGCCGGTGTCGACTACACGCAAGTAACCGTCAACGACATGGACAAACTCCGTGCCACCTTCAAGGAGATGACAAGCAAGTGAACACCATCACAGTAATCGGCAACGTCGGACGCGACCCCGAGTTGCGTTACGCCAACTCCGGTACCGCCGTACTCAAGTTCTCGGTGGCAGACACCATCGGCAGGGACGACAACAAGAAGACCACCTGGCATGACATCACCGTGTTCGGTGAGATGGCAGAGAACGTCGGCTCCGCACTCAGCAAAGGCCAGCGGGTCATCATCATGGGCAAGTTGCAGAAGTCCAAGTACATGGGACGAGACGGTGTCGAAAAAGAAAAGGCGGAGATCGTCGCCGACGACGTAGCTCTCAGCCTCCGTTGGGCATCCAACATGACGAACATCCCCAGCCCGACCAGCCCTGAGGAACTACCCGAAGACCCGTTCTGACATGAAACCGTCACAAAAGGTAGAATGGTGGTGCCGCGACTGCGGACAAACACTCACCACCCATCGCCCAATCATCGGACCACCGATGCACAAGTGTGGCGCCCGCCACAAACGAGTACCGATGGAGGCCCGAGATGAGCCGCAACAAACAAAAAGGAACCAGCTTCGAAACACTCGTCGCTGACTTCCTCACCGACAACGGATTCCCATACGCAGAACGCCGCGCCCTCGCTGGTGTCAACGACAAAGGCGACATCACCGGCACACCTGGCCTCGTCTGGGAATGCAAAAACCACAAGACCATGAACTTGGCAGGCTGGCTCGACGAAACCATGATCGAAACAGCCAACGCCAAAGCCGACTACGGGATACTCGTCGCCAAACGCAAAGGCCGAGGCAACCCCGCCGAACAGTACGCAGTCATGCCGCTCGGCATGATGGTCGCACTGCTCAAAGCCGCCGGCTACTAGGAGGAACAATGAAACTGTTGGCATTACTGCCAGTGCTATTTGGCGTACCCATGTGCGAATCCACAGACACCGACACCCGATGCCGCGCACTCATCCCAGCCGCTATCGCTGCCGGCTTCGAACCTGCCGATTTGGACACGGTCATCGAGATCGCCTACCGTGAATCCCGCTGCACATGGGACGCCGTGTCCCCCACCAAAGATTTCGGTGTCATGCAGATCAACGCGAAAACGTGGGAGGAAACATGGGAGGAAATGGGAATGAATCGCACAACGATTCTTGATCCGTACAGCAACATGGTGATGGCGAAGCACATCGCTGACAGGGCTGACGCATACGGTTGCAAGTGGCGACCGTGGTACATGTCCGGTGATTACTGTGACTGACTGGATCAAGCAAGCCGCCTGCCGAGGAATGGACACCAACCTATTCTTCCCAGAACGAGGCGACACCGACGGATACAACCGAGCCACCGCCATCTGCCGTGCCTGCGATGTGCGTCAGCAATGCGCCCATTACGGTGCCGAACTTGACCGGCAAGAACTCACACCAGGAATCTTCGGCGGACTATCACAACGCCAACGACGCAAACTCAAAGGAGCCGCATGAACCCCACATTCGGTTCCCTGTTCGCAGGCGTCGGAGGATTCGACCTCGGCTTCGAACAGGCAGGCTTCGACTGCAAGTTCCAAGTCGAATGGGACACCAGCTGCCAACAAACATTGGCACACAACTGGCCTGACGTGCCCCGCTGGGGTGACGTATCCGAAGTCAACGGCGCAGACCTACCACCTGTCGACGTAATCACCTACGGATTCCCATGCCAAGACCTGTCAATCGCAGGGCGACGCGCCGGCCTAGACGGCGAACGATCCAACCTGTTCTTCCAAGCCATACGCATCATCAAAGAAATGAGGGAAGCAACCAATGGACAGTATCCAACCTTCGCTGTGGCAGAGAACGTCGCAGGACTTCTCAACGCCGACCAAGGCGATGCAATGGCAAGAGTCCTTGACACGTTGGCCGAAGCAGGGGCGCTGGTCATCGAGTGGTGCATGTTGGACGCACAATGGTTCGGAGTTCCCCAACGACGGCGACGCATGTTCATCACAGCTTGTTTCGATCCTGCAACCGCCGACAGATGTCCCAACCCGCTATTCCCTGTCGCCCAAAGCGGCACGAGGAATCCTAAGGAGATCGCAGAGGAGGGGCAAGAAGTTGCCGGAACTCTTGGAGGCGGCTCTGGAAGCCGTGGCTGGGCGCCAGACACCGACCGAATGACCTTCATCCCATACCGCATGTTGGGATTCGGCCACTACGCAGACGGCGAATCCGCATCGGCAATCAAGAACCGCGACTACAAAGACCACACCGATCTTGTCGCATTCGTCAAAGCCAAACGGGCACAGTCAAACACCGACGACGAAACCTGGAAAGACAACCAACCAAACCCAACCATCAACCAGTTCGACCAAGGCGACAGCCGAGCCACCACCGCCATCGTGTTCCACCCCCACTACTCCGACGGCGCCAGACCACAAACCAAAGGAACATTCCCAGCCGTCACCGCACTCTGGGGAACCGGAGGAAACAACGGGCTAATGCTCGCCGAAGAACTCGCAGTCAGACGCCTCACCCCCACAGAATGCGAACGCCTCATGGGCTGGCCCGACAACCACACCCTCAACAGAGCAGACGGCAAACAAAACGCAGACTCCACCCGCTACCGCATGTGCGGAAACGGAGTCGCCACACCCGTAGCAACCTGGCTCGCCAAACACCTCCGCCCACTCCTATGAGTTGGCACGAACACGCGGCCTGCCGAGGCCAAGACATCAACCTGTTCTTCGCCCAAAGCAAACAAGGCGAATCACGCCCCATGATCCAAGCCCTCGCATTCTGCAATGGCACCGACGAACAACCAGCGTGCCCAGTCAGAGAACAATGCCTTGACTTCGCACTCTCATTCTCCCAAGAATACGACATGTACGGCATCTACGGCGGCCTCACCGGAGCACAACGACGCCGACTACGACGAGGTGACCTCCGCCCATATAAACAACGCGGACCGGCACGACAAATCATCACCGGCCTAGACGACGTGACACAGGATTGAGCGCGATACAGGATTGAGCGTGAACCGCACGCCGCCGGCCACCGCTTCGCCCACGAGCTCGCAGGGAAACCGCCCCGCCTGACACCCCGCCTGAGCCCTGCCGTAGACCAGCCGGACGGCCCCGACAGAGATGCCAGGAGCATGAGAAAGCCCCCCGACCCGAAGGCCGAGGGGCTTCCTCTGGGGGAGAAGGGGGCTAGTTGATGAGTAGGAGGAGGAAGGCGATGACGAACAGCACCGTCGCTACGAGCGGTTCCATGTCACACCCCCTTCTTGTGTTCGAGCACGAAGTGGCACATCTCGTGAATCGCATCAGCAAGATGGACAAGGGTCAGAGTGCTGTCGTCGTCCACATCGTCCCACGACAACCCTTCCACCTCGTCCAGAATCTCCAACCAGTTGCCTTCCTTGCCGTCGGCACGGTCGGTCTCATCCATGACGATCCGCAGAGCGGGGTAGTCGTCGCTGTGGTTGCCGATCACCACCTCGACGTACCGTGCTAGCAGAGGGGCGAACCTGCCGACCGAGCGGAGATGGTTGTCCCATATCTCCTCCACTACTTCCGACCCGTACCCCCAGTCCTCGGGAGCCACATGGTCAGGGCGTTGCTCAGGGAACCGCATCAGCAGATACACCGCCCCGACGATCTCCACGTCGGTGGCGCACTCGTACTGGTCGCCATTGGCTACGTCGAAGCAGGTGGCGTAGAAGAAGTTGGGTTCACCGAGGTGCTGGGCCTCGTAGTTGTACCCCCATTGGAGGTACGACACTTGCTCGTTCTCGTAGTCCTCGTCTCGGTACCAGAACAGAGGATGGATGCGGGCGCACTCCTCGAACTGCCACGCCGGTTGGCTGTTGCCCATCTGATCGGACCATGCGAGTAACGCCTTGGCCTCAGGGATGACCTCAGGCCCACGGCGGTGAGACCCGAGCCACTTCGGTTCTTCGTGGCATTGGCAGGTGTCGCAATGCTTGTCGTCGTCACGGTCACTCATGAGTTGTCCTCCTTGTCGTCGCAATGCTCACAGACCTCTTGGCCGAGAGGCACGAACTCTTCGTGACAGTTCTCGCACCGAACGAACTGCGACTTGTCAACCAAGTACAGATCGCTCGCCTCGCCGTCGATGATCAGACGGGTGCCTTCCATACAGATGTAGTAGTGGTTCAGTAGAGCGAGTAAAGCCCGTCGCCTGTCCCAGTCGTCTAGGGCAAGCATGGCGTTCATAGCATCGTCGTGGACGCTCATGCCGTCACCTCCGCCCATGACTGGTCAACCCACGACCAAGCCTCCAACATCCGCTTAGGGCTATCAACGCAGGCGTGGAGATCGGCAACGATCCGCTCCAACACCCACTCCAATGTGTCGTAGTTCGTGCCGACCGGCATCGCCGTACAGTACGAACCGTCGGAGATCATCTCCCACCCGCCATCGGCAAACTCGTAGGTGTCGAACCGGAGCCGACCTTCTCCGAGGTCAACCCAGTCGGCGCGGTACCGCCCCCGAGTGAACGACGGCAAAAACGGCGGGTGAGAGTCCAGCCCGTCGCATGACAGATGGTTGCCCGTCTCACGGTTGTGCTCGTCCTCGCCGTACAACACCGGCAGGTCACAGATGTCGCACTCGCCCGCATACTCGGGCCAGATGTCGCTCTTCGTGGCGTGGCCCGAGTGGAGGATCGTGTCGATCCATCCTCGCTCCGCACGGGTGATACATGACTCGCAGACAATGGTGTCTGTGTCGCTCACCTCCATCGCTTCCAAGTTTTCCCATCCGCTCGGGATGGTGGTGTCGATGCTGGTGTCGCACCGGTCACAAATGATGGTGTCGCTCATGCCGTCACCTCCAAGCCCGTCACGACACCCTCAGGCACGTTGTGACGCTCACGCTTCCACATCTCCCAGACCTTGACCACATGGTCCACGAACTCGTCGGCACTCATCGACGTTTTCTCGTCGTCGTCCACCTCGACAAGCGAACTGATCCGGTCATGCCACTCGTCCAACATGCGGTACCGCTCCGACTTGTAGTCCAGCCCGTCGGTGTTGTAGATGTCACCGCAGTACGAACCGTCACCGCTCAGGAACACGCCGAACGTCGGACGGTAGAAGTCCTCGAAGAACACTTCTCCGTCATCATCCAGCCCGTAGTTGGCGAGATGAACCCACGGCACCTTTTCCATCTCGTAATCCACAGTCGGGAAATGCCCCTCAGCCAGCGACATGCCGACCGTCAGTATCCCGCCACCCGTCATGTCCAGATACGGGTATTGACCGGTCCGCCTTTCGATCTCGTCGGCCACGTTCTCGAACGGCATGACATACGACGAACGGTTGTGCCTCGGGGAAGGCCGATCCGACCCCACCGTGAACGCAGGGAGACCGAAGAGGAACCCTGCCCCGTTCCCCTCTGGGTCACGAGACACCTCGATCACGAACTCCTCACCGTCATCGGCAACCATCGTGATCGTCGGCCACAACTCGGGATAACCCATGTCGTCGTTCACGACGACCTCAACCTTCCTGACAGTCAGACCGACAAGAGCACCGTAGTACCCCTCAGCCCAACGCTGTTCTTGGCTCTTCGCCATCATTCCTCCTAGTAGGTAAACGTGCCCCCCCACGGGGCACCCCCACAGCATACGTCCGGCCCCGACAGCAAGCAAGCATTTTCGGCGCAGGAGCTTCGGCACAGGAGCGAGCGTGACCAGCACAGGAGCGAGCGTGACCAGCACAGGACAGGGGGGGGAACATTTGTTCGACCTGGAAATGTACGGACATTCCAGGCGAACGCCTGTTCGACCCCGCCGACCCTGTGGAGAACCTGTGAACAACCCTGTGGGAAACCCTGTGGAAAACCTCCTGGTCGCTGCGCCCCAGCTCCCGCCCGACCCACAGC